TCTTTCTTTAGCATTTATCATTCCCAATGAATGTATAGGAGTAAGACATATCTTACCACTAGATTTATCTATCGCTAGAAAAGCAGCTTCATCTACGTTATTAGCTTCAGCATACGCAGAGATCTGTGCTATATAACCAAAGGGATCATCCTTATGAATAGTATTCTCTTCAAACTTTTTAAACCCTGAAGTTGACGCACTCTTAACATCTACTAACACACCATCTATGACACAATCTTGATGTCCTTTTATACCACTAACATAAACTGTCTTCTGCATATCTGTAACTGTATGTCCTGCAAGACGAGAGAATAATATTAATAAGTCTTCTAACATATGTCCATATAAAAACTTAACTCTTGTGCTAGGCTCTAAAGGTTGTGGTTCTTCTTTAGAGTTCTTACCATACCATAGTTGTCTAGCAGGTTTACCTATAGCAGACAGTCTAAGGTTACGTCTGTCTGTAGGTACTTCATTTAAGAAGTTCTTTAAGGTTGCTCTGACACCCTCTGCAAAAGAATCTAAGTAAGCATCAACTTCTTTATCATCTAGCTTTACATCTACAAGGGGATCAAACAGATCGTATATATCTTTTACTAAAGTATCAATAGATTTCATAATAAATAATAGGGAGATACGTATACCTCCCTATCCTTTCATATTTAATTAAGCGAAAGATATTTCGTCTTCTGCATTCTCAGTTACAAAACCATCAGGGATAACTTCAAAGGCATCATTAGCATCTTCTTTAGCTGTATACTCTACCAAGCTTGTTACTTGTATAGCATGTAGGTCAGCAGATACACCAGCTTTACCACTAAAGTTCCACTCATAGGTAGAGTACAGAACATTTATATCTGAACCATTACCAATAAGAGTAGAACTAATATCTTTCTTAGCACTATCAAGAACTTTAGGTTTAGTATTCATAGAGCCATCTTTTCTTTTAACATTTCTTTTAGCAGTAACAAAGTTACCACGTTCATCACCTTTATTCTTTATGGATAATCCTTGAGCTGTAGCTTTAGCCATATTCTTTTCATCAAGATTAGAAATATCTACACTCCATACTCCATCTGAATTAAAAGTTGTGTTAGGTTGTGCTACTGATACCCAGAATGCTTTACCTGTTATTACATTGTTGTTGTTCATATTTATATTCCTTTGGTTATTATTATTATTAATATTAGAAGTATGACATACCTCAACATTATTGTCAAGGATTTTTTTCATAGTAAATGTTTTATTTAAATCTACTATTAAACTCATCTCTATTCTTGAGATAAGGTCTTGTTTTCCTTGGTTAATTCTGCCCCATGTTTTGTACTCAGCATCTTTATAGCTTGATACTTTAATATCTTTATCAACAACTATGTCAACTAAATCTACTAACTCTTTTGTATCACACCATATATAATCATGCTCTCTTTCAAATACAAAGTAATCAGATTCACCATACAGCCAACCTTTATTACCCATTGTATTTAGAAACTCAACAACAATCCATAGGTCATCAAAACCCTTTCCTTTATTGCTAGTTCTCCTAGCCTTTACATCTACACTAACTGTCTTATTATTTTTAGTTAGGTATAAATCTATATGTTTGTTCATATTAACATCATCAGATGCTATAGCAACTGTATACCCTTGTGCTTCAGCAGTCTTTATGAAATCATTCTCTGCTTGAATACCTCTTGTGATATACGTAGCATGATCTGTTCTTCCTTTAAACTCTTGTACTATTGTCATTATAATTTCCTTTCTAAATATTTAATACCTCTTTTAAAAATAGCTATGGAATCATAGAACCTACTTAATCCTATATTACATCCTTGACATATCCATCCTCTAAATTTTAATGTCTCATGACAATGATCTAAACACCACATCAAAGTATGTTTGTCCCACCTACCAGAACTTTTTAATTCCTCTGAAGTTTTATTACATATTGGACAAGCATATGATGCATGTGTTGGTCGAGGATGTTTAATTTTTAATTGATCTGTAATCTTCCAAGAATCATAGGCACACTTTTTACATATTGATCTACGAGTATCCTTTAAGAAGTTTATTAACCTATGTCTTTTACGAGGAAACATATGTAGAGGTTTATCTACTTCACATACTCTACATTCTTTTACTTCTTCTCCTTCCTTGATATGAATTTTATCCTCTATGTCAAACAAAGTTAATTGTTCTAATGTGTTTCTGCCCATGTCTTACCTACCTTCCATTCACTATCAAGAGGACACTTCATCTGTAGCTGTATCTCTGTATCTTTCATAGCATCTTTAGTTATCTGTCCAAACTTTTCTACATCTTTAGTTAGAACTTCAAACTGGTACTCATCATGTATACTAGCTACAAGTTTAGCATCAACACCTGCTGTGTTAATACGTTTAATCATTCTGATAAGCCATACCTTACATACGACTGCTCCTGCTCCTTGTAATAAAGTATTCAATGCACTATGTGGACTACGTATATGAAGTAATCTACCATCAATACCTTTAATCTTTCCTCTCGCTGATGCTTTTACTACAGCATCACGTACTCTTTTTAATGAGGGCATACTTGTTAAGAACTTAGTTATTAATTGTCCACCTTCTTTAGCACCTGCACCTACTATCTGTCCTATCTTAGTAGCCCCTGCTCCATACATGAACGCATAGATAAAGGTCTTTGCCTGGTCTCTATCAGTTAATCCTGCCATCTTCATGTTGTGTGTATGTATATCACCTGTCAATAGTATCTCTGTAAAGGGTGCATCATCCATAAGATGTGCAAGACATCTTAACTCTAACCCACTAGCATCAGTACCTACAATAGAATGTGTATGAGGATTACTTACTGTCCAACACTCTCTACACTCCTTACCATAAGGAGAACGTACAGCAGGGATCTGTGCCATGTTAGGAGAGTTGTGAGACATACGTCCTGTGATAGTTTTAAGAGTCATTACTCTACCATGTACTCTACCATCCTTATCATTACAGGCTTTTATCCATGACTTAATGAGTACTATACGTTTTTGTAAGAGAAAGAACCTTGAGAACTTTCTCGCTTCAGGTAAGTTAATGGCATCTAGTACAGCTTCGTTAATAATTATGCTCCCTTTATCTGTGTGCTGTTTAGGTTTCCATCCTAACTTCATAAGTCTATCTGCAATCTGTTGTCGTGATCCTATATTAAAAGGTATATACTTTGTCTTAGTCTTTAACTCTACTACAGTAGGATCAAAGTGATCTACTGACCACTTCTCTAAGAGATCTGATTCATCTTTTAATATATTATATAAACTCATAGCCTTCCTCATATCAATAGCAAACCCATTAATTTCTTGTTGATCTATGATAACTCTTACCTCATGCTCTAATCTAATAGAAGAACGAGAGAACCCTCTACCTTCTTGCTCAAGAACTTTAAATAACTTATGAGTTATATTAACATCTTGTTGACAGTACTCTAACATAGCAGGTGTATAAAATTCAAAGGAAGTCATGTCCCCTTTAGGCATTTTTAATCTGTCTCCCCATGTTCCTAGACTGTGTGGCTTAACACCTTCACGTATAGGATTAAACATTTGTGATAACACAAGGGTGTCTATAATCTGACTAGGTTTAATGTTAGTACCTAACAATCTATTACACACAGGAGCATCAAAAGATAAACCATTGTGCATAATAAATTGTTTGACACCCAGAGACCAAGACTTAAACTCATGTACCTTTTCAGGAGGGAAGGATGTTACCTCACCTGAGTCTATGTCTTTAGCCACAATACAATGAACCTTAGTTGCATCTAAGCTATCTGTTTCTATATCAACTATTGCTCTCATTTATTTTCCAATCTTCCCAGTACTCATTATATAATATCAAGGGAGTCCTATCACCTACCCAGACATTAGCAATATTAAACTGAGCATACTCGTCTGCTTCTTCCCAAGACATACCATCTCGTTCTCTTAGTATCTTACATATTACACTATATGAATAGACATGTAAAGGGTTTTTATTATATTGTTCTCCTATCCCTATGATAGCATCATCAAAACCATCTATGGTAACAGCTTCAGCATCTGATCCACACCAGTTACATTCTTCACCATCACCTACATCTATCTCTTCTTGTTCTTCACGACAATAATGTGTCCACATTAAAAAGGTATCTCCTCTCCATTGTTGTTATCTTCTACTTCGTAAGGGTTATCAATCTCTTTCATACGACCAGTCTCTTTATCATAGTAAAGATGTGTAGCTACACCAGTCTCACCAGTATATCTATTCTTTAGAATACGTATGGTGGTAGTGTTAGAAGCTACCTCATCCTCTGCTTGTTGATTACGTTCTAATCCTATCACACTATCAGAGAGATGTGCTATAGATGCACTACCTCTAAGGTGTGAGAGAGTAATCTCTTTACCATTCTCATGCCCTGCATCACCTGATGGTCTACGTAGATGGGATACTAGTAGTAAGCCTACACCTGTCTGCTCTACTAAGGAACGTAGCTTAGTCATCAGTACATCAATAGACTTTCTTTCATCTCCTTCTTCCTGACCTGATACTAAGATAGATAGATGGTCTAGGAATATCCATTTACAATCCAACGCTTGTGCCATGAAGCGTACTCTTGCAAGTATCTCGTCATTAGATGTAGAACCAAAGTGATCAAAGGCAAAGAACCTACCAGTACCTACAGTATCATCAAACCATTTATCTAATTCTTCTTGGCTATACTTCTTACGTATCTCATTAATATAGAGTCTTGCATTAGCTTCAACAGACATAATATTAAAGGCTGTGTTCTTAGTGTTCTCCTCTAGTGCAAGGATACCTACATTATCATTTGTATTCTTTAACATATGATGTTGCAACTCACGCATGATAGAACTCTTACCCATACCTGCACCTGATGTCAGAGTAATCAACTCACCAGTACGCATACCATAGGTCTTATCATTAAGTTTAGCCCAAGGAAATGGTACAGTCTCACAATACTCTTCTTCAAATATCGTATCCTTTAATTCTTTTAAGTTAACAATACCTGCTGGAGTATAAGGCTGTGCATCCCACCATGCTCTTGAGAACTGTTCACGTTTATTCATTTTAAGAAACTCATTAGCATCTTTATGTTCCATGTTCATAACTTTACATTTGTTAGGTGCAAAGAGTTGAGCTACCTTTTCAGCTGCTAATCTTCCTTGCTTATCCATATCAAATGATATAACAATCTGATCAAAGCTATCAAGATATTCAAAGGCTTCCTTACAATCCTTTAAGGCTGAACCTGCACCAGTCTTTATAGATACACATGCCCACTTACTACCTAGTAATTCGTATGCTGACATAGCATCTACCTCACCCTCAGTAATAGTAATGTACTTACCTTTAGGTGGGAAAAGATTTTGTCCAAACAATCCTGCGTTAGATATGTTCCCTTCAGCCCACATCTTCTTAGTAGCTACGTCACGTATCTTATTAGCTATGTTATTACCATTACTATCAAAGTATTTATAGATATGATGGGTGTTCATACTCCCATTAACTTTAACATCTGTGTTATATTTCTGTGCTGTTTCTTTTAGTATACTACGTTCAGTTAATGCCCCTAGTGTACCAAAAGTTCTTATAGCATTGTCTGTTCTTATTGGTATTATTTTTTCAGCTTCCATATTATTTCCTTTTTTAAGTCTCGTTTCACACGAGTAACACCAGCTATGCCCATCTGAATAGTGAGCATTAGCATCACTTGATCCACACTTAGGACATGCTCCTTTGTCTATCAATGTATTATCCATAGTATTAATCCAAATCGTTTAGAGTATTATCATAGAGTTCTTCAACAAAGTCAAGCTGATCTTGCATTACTTCTTTAGTATCTTGCATAGCTCTGATCTTAGACTCTATCATATCATAGCCTTCCTCTATATAATCATTATAGATTGCGTTAAACTGTCGCTCAAACTCTTCTTCCCATAGATGCTTGACCATTCTAGTCCTTTCTAATCCAAGCTCTAGGATCGTTAGACCATACGTGGTCAGACCAATGTGCAGGAGAACCAAGCTCTCCATTGAAATCTTCATGTTCAGATTTTCTAGGTACAATACCAAACGCATCTTTCATATCATCTATTAAATCTGTAAGCTGTTCTATAGTCCAGACTCTCATATACTTAAAACCTCCTTCTCTATAGTCCTCATTAAATGATCTACCTGCATTAAACAAATCAAGTATTAATTTCTTTTGTTGTTGGTCTATTGTTACAGCACCATGTTGTTGTTCTTTTATATTCTTAGCCATTATTATTCTCCTTTGTTGTTGTTGTTGTAATTTTATTTCTTTATGTAACCAATCAGTAAAGCCAGTCTTACTCATCCTTATTTTCCTTTATGTGTTTAGCATCTGGATTTTCTACTGGCATAGCCCACCCATCTGCTGTTGTAAATTCTATTTCACTTCCTAATCTATTACGTAATGTATTTATTGTCAAGTTTAATTCTTTTATTCTTATATGTGCATCACGTAATTGTATCTGCAATTCTTTAACATTCTTACGTAGTATCTCTGTTTCTGTGTTCATAGCCATACTCCTACACCATGTGCTATAACTTTCATTTTAGTTTTATGTTCCATATCTTTACCATAGAAAGGACTAATCCAATCTCCATTACGTAGGTAGTGTCGTATATCTTTTATGTAACCAAGACGCATAGACCTCTGTGCTATTGCTCCTTGTGTTTTATCACGTACTTGTTTAGTAAGTTTATAAACCATTAATTTATTATGGTCAATCCATGATAACACTTTCTCTACTTGAAACGTAGCACTCTTAGGGAGTTTATAAAGTTCTTTCTTTATAAGTGATTTCTTCATTGTATTTCTTTCTGTAGCTATGCTACTTTATTGAACTCTTATTATTGTTAAGCCATCTTCGTTTGAGATAGGGTCTACATTTATAACACCATTAGAAACATAGAGTCTATTAATATATTCTTTGGCATCATACTCATTTTTAAAGTACATAGTATCTCCATTGAACTCAGCTAAAGGTTCTAATATAATATCTTTATCGTTAGATATAAATGCTATTACATAATTGTTATTCATGTTCGTACCTTATACTATTTTTATAGAGATGTCAACACTTATTTTAATCATTTCTATTAACATAGTCTGGGTCTGTCTTATACTTACCACTAGCATACCAATCAGGCATAGGTCTTGTCTTCTCCCACTTAGCTATATCTTTCTTATCATTAGCATAGTATCTTCTGTATGATAATACAGCA